TGATTTCCTTTTTTGGATAGATTCCACCTATGACGTCAACGTCAGCCTCAAGCATTTTTATAGCATCGTCTGGTCTGAATGCAATGTCGGCATCAATCCAGAAAAGGTAATCGGCACCACTCTTTAAGAACTCATGCGTCATGTTGCAACGTGCGCGTGTGACTAGCGATTCATTGAACATCAACGACACAGAAGTTTTATAACCTTCGCTAGATAGAACGCCAATCAGGTTTAACAACGATTGTGCGTACACGCCGGTACACTGACCACCATACATGGGTGTTGCTATAAAAATATGCTTTTGGTTTTCCATGTGATCTCCGTAAAAGTGGGGCGTGTCAGAGTGACGCTGCGCCCCGCAACGCTCCTAAACATCCTCTGACTGATGGGGGAATTCATTACCGAGAAGTGCTAACAAGTCTGGCAAGCGTAGCATTGCCATTGATTTACCACCGTCTTCACGCATGATCACAATGGGCGTTTGACCTATCTCGCAGGCTTTCTCTGCCTGTTCCATAAAATCATACACTGCAATCTTGCGTCTGCGTTTGCACTCAATGAGATATTTTCCAAGGATCAAGTCACCTTCCTCGGACACTTGATATTGCTTCAGGTTGCGCCTGATGCGAATGCCAAGCACATCAAATATCTCATTGGCTACTTCACGCTCGTAGTTAGCGCCACGTTGTCTTGCTAGTTTGCTCATAAGAAGGTGGGGTACTCGCTGCATTGTGACCGGTGCTGATCTCCGGCATCGACAAACTGAATTCACGTCAGAGCATCGCTTCATCAGTCGCGTATCAGCCTACGCATTCACAACATCCGCTTTCCCCCAAAAAAGTTAATAGCAGCTTGTGTTACAGCTATTACCAAAGCAACACGTTGTGCAGGTTACACAGCGCCCCTGATCACAGTAAGTGTTATAAGTGCAGCTTGCCCACACCAATGGTGCCGTTACTGCCAACCATAAAGCAAATAGATAACGCATGATTATCTCCCATCAAAAAGGAATATCACCATCTTCCCGACGCTTACTTGGGAAGGGGTTTACATTGCCCGGCCCTTGAGCGCTTGTCGGTTGCCAAGTGTCTTCCTTCAAGCTAATCAATGCACCGCCCTTGGTATCCTTCGTCCATGCTGCCAGCTTGATTGTGTCACCCGGTGAATAGTGTTCGGATACCTTTAGCTCACCCCGCCAATCGGGGGATGCAGCATTCTTTTTGTTGCGGTTGCTGAGTAGTACGCCAGTTCCCATCTTACGTTCAATTTGATCCACTTGATTGCTCCTTCACTAATAAATAACGTGCGACATCCTTATCACCAACACGCACCATTTGAGTCAAAATTGCATGCCCATCTTTTCTCAGGTCTTCAATCCGTGCCGCCAGCCGAAGCACACCATACAACCTAAGAGAATCTAAGGCAGTTATACCGCTACCTTGGCGCAAATGATCAAGGATCATCTGGCTTTGGTTCTTGCCGCTGGCTGGCTTCAACCCTTTTTTATCAGGTGATCCAGCCTTTCCTTCACTTGCTTCACCGCCTTAGTCCAGACCTCGAACAGCACAGGCTTATCAGCTTCCACCATGCCAAGCACAAAGTCATTAGCTGACTCGAGCGCCGTGATCTTGGATAGCTTCTCGGCTGCGTTTAGCTTCTGGCTTTCCATAATCTGATCCACCATTGCCAAGTAGCCATCGACAAACTCTTCGTCATTAGCATAGAACTTGTAGGCTTTCTCAGTATTTGGCAGCATGAAAGCTACGCCTGACGTTGCAGGTTCGACCTTAGTTTCTACTTCGATGGGTGCTGGCGCTTCAGTCACTACCATAGGTGTGGTTCGCGCTTCACTAATGGTTTCAACTTCAGTCTCGTCGAGCATTCCGAGTCCACAATGTGCAAGAACCGACCGCCGTATCGCTTTCGTAGTTGCCTTAAGGATGGCATTAGCCAATCTCTCGCCGACAAGGTTTCCGACATCCACCGCGCCTTGATTCTCTGAAACTCTACCGTCACTGCCCGTGACTCTGACGGAGACAAGGTAAATTCCATCCACACGTTCCCGATGCGTAATCTGAGTGGATAGCTTGTGTAAGGCACAGAGTTGTTGTGTTGCACTAGCGTTGGCGTAGAGGATTTGTTTTCCATTGAGCGTTAGCAGGTCAAAGGGTTTAGCAGCAGGATCAAGACCAACTTGTTTGCAGCGGTACAGATAGTATTGCTTCTTTTGATCTTCGTTCAGGCCAGACAAGTCACCACGCAAGACGATGGATGACTGAATAGCTGGATCAAGGGTTGCGACTGCACCTTCACTTCCCATACTGATTACGTTACTCATAATTACCCTCATTTCAAAAGGAAGCGACGAGCGCCGGGTTGTTCCACCACAAATTTTTCGTACATCTCTGGCATGGCATTACGGAACAAGTCTTTGCTAAATGACTTGGTGACTTTACTGGCCTTCCAAGTGGCAAGGATTCTGCCATCGTAAGTAGCAAGCTGGCTTGACTCCATCATGTAGCCCTGAATCTTGGCTGTCAGCGCGTCTTCTTGCGCTTCCAAGGCTTTGCGCTGCGTCTTGATGACTGACAGCATCTCACAGGCTTGCTCTAGTTCTGACGTAGCTAAGAGGCTAGTGCCATTGTCTTGCTTGTACACAATCTTGGCAGCGTCACCCATTGTTTCAGGGTCAAAGCGTCTGGCCTGAATCCTGCCCCAAAACTGCGCCATTTCTCTGGCATGCAAATCCCATTGTTCGGGCGTAAACGTCAGCGGATAGTGGGTAATCTCTTGACCACCAAAGCAGACAACCAGTACCACGTTAGGGATACGGTGAACTAAGGATTCGTGCAGGCACTGAACGCGATAGCCGGTATCAATGTCAGTCGTGCCATCGTCGCCGTACTTCTTGCGCTGGTGAATGCCTAGGTTCTTTACTTCGTAGAGTGTCTGCCCATCCTCTGATATGTAATCAAAGTGGGAAGCTAGGAAGGTATGTTGCGGGTGATGCAGGGCGTAGTCAGCGTCCTTGAAGTTGATGCGTTTACGCCGTGCAAACTCTTTCATGATGGGTTCTTGCATGACTAAACCCATTTGCACAGCTTCAACTTCGGACAGATCGTCTAAAGGTTTGACGCCAATCTTTTCGGCATAGACTTCACCGCCACGGCCTTCAACGAATCGTCGTGCATCGTTAGACCACAGCGCGGTATTACGCACTTTGGGAGAAAAATCACTCATAGTAGCCCCTAATTATCCTCATCAAAAAGTGCCATAGCTGCTGCAATGACAGCGACTACAGCGAATAACACACCAGCGGCACCAATGGCTAGGCCAAGGAATCCGATGATGTGCTGGCTCATGGCATCACCACCCACAAATGACGGGCAATGCCAATGATCAGCAATGGCGCACCAATGATCGTCAAGATACCGCTAATGCCTGACAGCTTGCTGTTGCTAAAGACCTTGGCAATACCTGCAAGCACAAGGCCGTGCATGAATAACAAGAAACCAATCGCAGTCATGGCGCACCCCTTTCTCTAATCATCAATGCTGCTACAACGCCTTGGTTATGCCATTCGCCATGTAGCCATTCCTGAACAACCTTGACGCATTCCTCGCGCTCCGCTGCTGCGACTAGGTTGGCAAAGCGTTCAAGACTAGGGTGTGAATAGTCATACATCACCAGCCCAGCTTCCCGCGCCATGCGGATAATGTCTTCTCTGTTCATAGTTTCCTCTGGCAAGTGAAGGCTTGGATGTCCACTCGGAAGGCTGAAGCAAACCGACAGTCAGCAGCTATTCGGCTTTCAGTTTGGACAACACCAGCGTAGTAAGCAAAGGCGGCAATGGCAAAGGTAATCGCAGACTTAGCCCACCAATCATTGATTACCTCAAGCATCTTGCGCCCCATTTGCGCCATCAAAGCGCGTTCAGAAGGGGCAATCACGCATAGCCTCCTCGAACTCTTGCCTAGCCTTCTCACGGGCAATCTGTGTGTCTTCGTTCAGCATCCAATGTCTGCCCTTGTCACCGCAGTCTTTGTCACTGTGGCTAGTGCGCTGGACAAAGGCGAGTGGATATACCTCGGAACCATCGACCAAGTTAATGCCAGTAACTTTAGGGTTTAGACAACGGTCACGTTCACCTTGTGGTGTACCGAAGAATGCGCAATCAATGCACAGTTTGATGTCTTTTAGATATGTCATGGATCAGCCCCTCAATGGATTAAGCGTCAAGTTCTACCAACTGGAAACGTCTTTCGCGTAGGCGCAGGACAGAAGCGGAGAGATGGCGTACAGATTCTTTAGCACGTTCCAAAGCAGCTTGAGCATTAGCTTCCTGCTGCCTGATACGGTCTATGAGGTCTGTGTCGAAACGAGGATCAAACTGATCCTGAAGTGTGTTCATAGTACCCCCTGATGGTTAGGAAATGGATGTTGTGCATCAGCACAAGCGCACACTAATACACACAATAAACGCTGTC